AAAAATAAAACTGTACCCCATTAAAAAAAAGGGCCCCCAAATCTTTTCGGCCGACCTTTTGTTGTTTTAGGAATGAAACTATAAATTGACCTCGAAAGCCGCCAAAGGATAGCGGGTGCGGATGCCGAACTGATTCAGGATAGTGCTGATTTTGAAACGGACGGCTTGTTCGGTAAAGTCGAGCAAAATCCGCATTTTTTCCGGATTGCTTCCCATTTCAATCAAATCCACAGGGGGATCGGAAATCACATCAAAAGCCGCCAGGTAAGACATATTAATATCAATTAAAGGTCGTCTGACTTCATCATATTTGAGCAGATATTGATAGACCGCCAAGCATCTGACTTCGATGGCCGGTGCATTGACTGCCACCCTGAAACCGTCTGCCTGAAGTTCAAGGCGTTCTTCAATATCAAAAGCTGGCGCATCAGGGACAGAACGCAAACCGTCAGCATCAATTTTCAGATTCAGCGGCGTGATGTCGGTTAGAACGATTTTCATACACCCTCCGCTTCTAAAGAGACTGAAATTTCCCTAAACTCACCGAATTTGGGTAAATCATTGACACCATCTAGGACAGTATTAAAAAGCACTCTTGTTTCACGGTAACTGATAAACTCTTTTTTGATAGCGGCAGGTGTAGCGGAGCAATGCGGATCAAGTTCAAGGATCAGAGAAAAGCGCATATCCATAGCCGTCGCAAAATCCGCGATGGTGTTCAATTCGAGATTCTTGTCAGACATTGACAGCGTTTTAGATACAGCAGCGGGAGAAATACCTAGCTTGTCCGCAATATCTTTCTGTCTGATTCCTTTGCTTTCCAGAGCTTCGCGCAGCTGGTCAACAGCTTGGATATTCAAGTCGGTACGGTTATGTTTTTTGCGGAAGTCGAAACGTCCGAGCAATTTATTGAGTATCGGCATATTCATATCAAAAGCCTCCATTACGATTGTAAGAATCCATAATCAAGCGCATTTTAAGATGGTCTTCACGGGTGAGTTTTTGAGTGGTTTTCTTGATGAAATGGCTGATGACCATATTGTTTCCGTCATGCCAAAAATAAGCCCGCAGGCTTTCGGGTCGGGCGGTTTTGACTGCCCAAAAAGGGAGTCCTTCGCAGTTGAGCTCAAAAGGCTCTTTTAGAGGCACACCATCGCAATAACGGATGATGCGAACCCAAAGCTCTTCCGAGTCTTCATCGCAAATACGCTCCGGCAGGTTTTCCCCGTCGAATCCGATTTGTTCGACAGCTTCGTCAGACAGGACGCAGCCGTACACCGAACCCTTATAAATCAATTCCGCCATAATAGTTAACTTTTAAGTTAATTACAATTGTTTTTTACCATTACCAAATAATAAATACCCCAAAAATCCTACGGTCGCACCTTCCAAAACTTACCGTGAATTGAGCTGCTTCTCAAAATTCAAATCAAAATCCCGACAAATGCCATGCGCCGCGGACTTTGCCGCAGATGGTTAGTTTTTCCAGTTTGTCGTTTTCGATGGTTTCGGTGCGGTATAGCGGGTTGTTGTTGATGTTCATGCCACTACCCCAAACAACCTTTCCAATTTTGCCAAATGATCCGTTTCCTCCGCAGTTACCTTTCTGTCCGCCTTGGCAACACCGCCGGCATATTCCAAAACTGCCTCCCTCCAATCGGGGAAACGCTGATTAATAGCACGGACGGCAAAAGAAAAATCCATAGAATCCGGAATGGGCCAAGACTTCATGACGCCAAGCGAATAAGCGAGGAAATCATCGCCCATTTCCGATTTGTCCGTCAGCCATTGTGCAATATACCGCTGTTCAGACGGCGCATATCTCCCATCGCAATAGGCGATATAGACCAACACATCCAAAATCGGCCTCATCTCCCGAATAAAAAAATCCATCTGCCGTTCGGGAGCCTCTTCTTACCGTTCCTGCAAACGCCGTCTGAAAAGCGAAGGTTCGACCACTTCGCCGGTTTCCAAATCCACCAGTCCCATAATTGACTGATATTTAAACGTCCTGACCATTTTCCGCACGTGGCAAAACGCCTGCACATAACCGTCTGAAAGATTGGCAACAAACTTGCGGACATCGATAACCCGTCTGCTTCCGATTCCTTCAGCATTGACATATTCAATTTCAAAACTACCGCCGACAGGCAGCAGCACAGGTTTATCTTTCATCGTAAAGCCATTCTTTTTTAATCATGTCGTGGAGAGATAATTCAGACGGTGTCAGTTTCTGTTTGGCCGTGTCGTTCCGCCCGTAGACTAATATCGCGCCCGAACAGGCTGCCCAATGGAGGCGGCGTTCAAGATCGAGGTTTCGGGCGGCTGCGAGAGACTCTTTAAAATCTTTCCGAATTAAACCGCCCAAAAATTTCCGCCCAAATTTGAACAACACCTTTTCAGGTTTGTCTGCGGCGGTTTGGGATTCGCCTTTATTTTTGTCTGATTCAGCTCCTGCTTCTGCCTCTTCGTCATCTGTTACTGACAAATCAATCCCATTCAGGGCGAGCGCGGATTTAATAATTTGGTTGTATCTCAAAGTCCGCGTCCACGTTACCGGTTCAATATCGACCAATGCCAGCAGTGCCAGCACGGCATCGATATTTTCCTGCACGGTCTGCTTTAATTTAATTTGCCATGAATGCAGTTCTTGCAAGTCCAATTTCACACTGTCTTGCCTGTCAGCCTGTTGACCACTTTGTTTTCCCATATTGCACTTCCCTAATAAACAAAATCACTAAATATCCAAAAAATCCTACGGTCGCACCTTCCAAAACTTACCGTGAACACAAAATTCAAATCAAAATCCCGACAAATGCCATGCGCCGCGCACTTTGCCGCAGATGGTTAATTTTTCCAGTCCATTGCCTTCGATGGTTTCCGTTCTGTATAACGGGTTGTCGCTGATGACGAGCAGGCCGCCGCCGACGGAGGCTTGCAGGCGTTTGGCTTTTAGGCCGTCTGCGAAGGATAGGAGGTAAATACCCTCTCCTTCGAATGAGTGGACGGAGGTATCGACAAACAACACGTCTCCGTCCTCGATGGTACCTTGCATGGAATCGCCGCGTGCCGTGATGACTTGGATACGGGAGAGGTTGCCGCCGAGTTTTTCACGCGCCCACGCTTTATCGACATGGACGAAATCGACCACCTCCACTGCTTCGTTGTTGATGTAGCCGTCTCCAAGCGCGGCAACCACGTCCAGCCGCTCAAAACGAATGTGGTCATCTGTAAGGTCGTCTGAAAAATTAACCTCTCTATACATTCCTGAGTCTTTTCTGTACTTATCACCTAAACCGTCTGCAAGCCATCGTGTAGAAAAGTTTGTCTTTTTCTCAAATGCTAAGAGTGGTTTTTTGCCTAAGCCAGTTTGGCCATTGAACCACTGTCCAACAAGACCTTTTGAGACTCCTGCGAAGTCTGCTAAGTCCTGTTGGGTAATTAGCCCATATTCATCCATCAATTCTTGAAGTCTGCCTTTCAAGTCCATCGCTAAAAATCCCAGCTAAAAAATACTTAGTAAAAACAATGTTTATTTAGAATTCTAAACTATTAATTGTTTAGTATGCTTGACTAGACAAGTTTAGGATTGTATAGTTCACTAAACTTTAAAAAAGGACAAAAAATGACAACAGACCAACAAGTCAAATTCATTAAAGAATTGGGAGGCGTTTCGGTGGTTGCAAATATTTGCGGAATCACAAGAGGAGCAGTTTCTCAGTGGCAGAAAAATGGTATTCCAAAGGCGCAAATGAATTTTCTAAAAGCAAAGTTTCCAGTGCAGTACAAACAAATTTCAGACGGCATCAACCCCAACCAAGGAGCAGAAAAATGAAAGAAATGAAAAAACCCGCACGAGGCGGGCAGATGGAAAAGACATTGAAGATGATTGCCGAAATCGGCAAATCAATGACTATTGAGGAATTGGCAGCAGTAAACCAGCAAAGCCAAACTAAATAAGGAATATGAAATGAAGAAATTGAGTAAATGGCAAAAACGCGCGCTCAAGCATGGAATCTTGACCGTCTCTGATTGGGAGCTGCTGAAAGAACAAGTCCGCATCGCGGGTGAGGAGATGGCGGCAAATGCGGCGGAATACGGCGGTATCGAAGCTGTGAACCGAGTCATCATGAAGGAATTGAAACGGCTGAATCGTCGGCGATTCGGTCGGATTCCAAAGGAGGAAAAACCAAAACGCCGACAACTTGAAACGAAGTTGAAGGATTTGGACTAACTCTAGTCAAGTTCAACGCCTCTTTGAGGGCGACGGGAATTGATCTCCTGTTTGATGCGTGCCGCTATCGCAAACATATGTTTGACATATTCGTCGTCAGTTATATATCGGTTGGCATGAGGAGCAGTCAAGGTAGCTGCGAGTTGAAAAACTTCAAATTCGGAAAGTTCCATTTTAATTACTCCGTTGATGGTTACTGGAAATGACATTGTAACGGAGCGATGACAAAGCGGAAAGACGCTTGACCCGCCGGACAGTCGGCATCAACCAAAAAAGGAAACGTCATGTGCCAAAACTGTATTCACAAAATCGAAGGCAGACTGTCTCTCAAACAACACGTCCACGCCGAACCCTGCCCCAAAACAAGCGCGCCGGAAGAATTAGCCACAGCCGCCGTCGAGGTCAAATTTTTCGGCGAAGAGCTTGACTTGATGGAATCTGCGGCCTGCGCTGCAAATAAGTCATTGAGCGAATTTGCCGCCGAAGCTGCCTTGGAATATGCGGAAATATATCTGCGTGCCTTTGAAGACGCATCGGCAGACCTGAAACGGAGAAATGAAAATGGCGCAGCGCAACATCAGTAAGGCGGAATACGGAAATATGCGGGTACAGATTACCTGCCCTTGCTGCGGCAGCCGCTGCAAGGTTACGGCAAGTCGGAAGATGACAGACCGCCTCCGTTATAGCTCAATTCAATGCCTGAATGCTTCGTGCGGTTGGTCGGGCGTAGCATCAACGGAAGTCATCAAAACCATTTCCCCACCCAGCCCGCTGCATCAAAACCCTGCCTTGGTGCCGCCGCAGATGACGGCAGACGAAATCATCGAACAACACGGCGGCAGCAGTCAGAAAAATTTGTTGTAAAGGGAAAGCAAAATGAACGGCGAAATCGTCCAGAAATGGGGATTCTCAGGGCGGCAGTCGCGTCTTTTCAAGACTAAAGCTCATGCTGATGCAATTCGAAATATCGGCGAAACGTTGGCAAGCAGTAAAACCAAAAACGCAAAAATCATGAACGGCTTGGAGCGCGACGCGCTCTTAGAACGAAATACAGGCCGTCAACCTTTGGCGGCTTACAACGATACGGAAGTCGTCAGAAGTTGGCTGGTTACGCCGGAGCAAAGCAAAGCTCTGGAGGACAGTCAGAAGTTGATAAAGGAAATCGCCCGACTGGGCAATATGCTGAATCAGCAAAACGTAGTGTACAGCTTGGGCTTGCCTGTTCTCCAGCTTTCCGAAGCCGCCCGACAGCTTGAAGGCATAGACGAAAAAATAGCCCGCGCGGTATATGCCGGCAGAAAAATGAAAGTAAACCCAGTTTCAGACGACCTTAAAGCTGCCTGAACCCGACCAAACAAGGAAACATCATGAAAATCAAAATCCGCTACATCATCCTCGCCCTAATGCTCGCCGCATCTTATTTTATGCTTGGTTCGACCCACGGAAACATAGCGGAACAGCCGCAAACGCTGCCTGCAACTGACCCTGTCTGCGTTTACGAATCGCCAACCTTCGACCATATGGGCGGAGACGCTGAAATCCCGCATGAGATGGGGCAATGAGTATCTTCGCAATCATCGGCATTGTTTTTGCCGCCGCTCTCGCTGCTTGGCTCTATGTGGACTACAAAATCGAGCAGAAAAAGCTGGACGCGGAAATCGAAGAAAGAATCCAAGATTATTTTAATTATTGAGACGAAACCATGCCGATATATGAAACTGACCAGTACATATGGTGCGATACCGATAATCGACTGATGGTATCCGAGCCTGAAGTTTCAGACCGTATGATCGAAGAATTTGATATTGAGTTGGGCGAAGTCGGAAGCATCCGATTTCGCCACCTGGCAACGATTAGAGGCCGCCGGATATATCAAGCAATTTCACTAAATCCGCGCCCTTGTCCAAAGCGAACTCAATCAATCGGGACGATAACCGCTTTAACCCCTCCTCCGGCAGAGAGCGAATAATTTTAAGCAGTATTTCTTGTTACCACCCGGACAGACGGGTATTTCAGACGACCTTTTCACTTAGGAAAAATCATGGGCATATCAATTCAAACGGCAAATGCAAAGGCGGCGCAGCAAGACTACGCCGCCAAAGCCTTTTTGCTGATTCCGCCTGTGTTGCGCGAAGGATTTGAAAGCCTGAAACCTGCCGAGGCGTCAAAAGCGCGTTCGTTCTTTACCGATTTAGTCGTCCGTCAATTGGACGGTGGCATTCAGCCCGCCGCTGCGCGTGTCCGCGCCGAAGACGGTCTGAAAACCCTGCTCGACAATCTGACCATTCTGCCGCCTGCCGTCCGTTCGGCAGGTTTGGACGCTTCGGACGACGACATCCGCGTCCTTGCTGATAACGCAGCCAAGGACATCTATTTTAAAAAACGTATCGGCTGGAGTCTCGCCGGTCTGATCCACTATGCCGCTTCCGAATACGGCATCGATACAAAAAAAGTATTCAAGGACAAAATTCCCGAAGCCATAGAAGCCCGCCTGAAAGCCCCTAAATTCTGGCGTCGCCAGCTTCGCCGCATTTTCGCGCGCGCTGCCGAACGCTACCGCCGCGAGGCCGGCTTTGTATCCCGCAAAACAGGGCTTTATGCCTCTGATGAAGCGGTTTTCCGCCGCCTGTCTCAAAAGCGTCGCAATCTTGCCATGTTGCAAACCATGATTGCCATCAATGAGCTGGGGCAAGAATTTACGCTTGAGGCCTTGTCTGAAGTCTCTGTATCCAATCCCGCCCTGCGTCGCGCCGAATTGATGGTGCGTATTCGCGGCTTCGAGGAAATCGCCCGTCTGAAAAACCACGTCGGCGAATTTTTTACGATTACCTGCCCTTCCCGCATGCACCGTATGCACCACTTTGGCAAGCCAAACGAGAAATTCAGCGGCGAAACGCCGTCGCAGGCGCAGGCATACTTAAATAAAGTATGGGGCCGTATCAATGCAGAATTAGGTCGTCTGAAAATCAAAATCTACGGTTTCCGCGTTGCCGAGCCGCATCACGACGGCACGCCGCACTGGCACGGCCTTGTCTTCATGGAAGAGCAACACCGCCTTACCTTCCACCGCGTCGTGGCAAAACACGCTTGCCGCGAAAACCACGAAGAGCTGGGTTTGAAATACTTGGCGACTGCGAAAGAAGCGGACGCGGAAGCCCGCCGAATCCAATCAAAAATCCGTGAAAAACAAGGCAGCGCGCCTACGCTCGCCACCATCCGCGCCGGTCTGAAAACCGAGGCGAAATTCTGGGAATCCAAATATTTTAAATTTTGGAAGCAAAGCCCCGCCTCTGCCCGCGTTGACTTTGAAGCCATCAACTGGGTGCGCGGCTCGGCTGCCGGTTATATCGCCAAATATATCGCAAAAAACATCGACGGCAAAAGTCAAAGCGGTGAAGGATTGGGCGTTGACTATGAGTCTGACACACTGTTGAGCATGGCGGAAACCGCCGTCCGCGTGGACGCATGGGCAAGTCATCACGGTATCCGCCAGTTCCAGCAAATCGGCGGCTGCCCCGTTACCATCTGGCGCGAACTGCGCCGAATCAACCCAGACGCTTCAGACGACCTTTTAATGCTCGCCCAACAGGCTGCCGACATGGGTGACTGGATGCGTTTTACCGTCCTTTTGGGCGGCGAGTCCATATCGCGCAAAAACGTCCGTCTCGGACTGTACCGCGAAGAGGCGAAAGAGCCAAACTGCTACGGTGAAATCCCTGCCGACCGTATCATGGGCGTTTATGAAAAAGCAACCGGACGCGTCGAAATTTCGCGCGTCCATTCGTGGGTTTTGAAAAAAAACGGCGGCATCGCCGCCGCCTGGACTTGTGTCAATAACCCTACGAAAACGAAAATCGAACC